GCGGCTAATAAAGGATTTACACTTATTAATATAACCCCCAGTTAGTCTTACATTCATTTCATACCGTGCCCATTCAGTTGTGGTTCCAAGAAATGTCAAATCATCCCCTCTAATCACCTTCCTATCGGCCAAAAATCCTCCCTCCAAACTTAAGTCGACTAAAGCTGTTTAGTAAAGGCAAAGAACGAACCAAGAAAGTGGTAACCCCATAAGGATACCTCTTTAAGAATCGTTTAGCGCCTTCTAAATATGCGATGGGTACTTAAGCCAGGCGGGACCGAGTAGCAGATTACCTAGCTAACGTCTAAAATCGTTTTACTCCCAACCCAGGGCGTCCGCACAAGCTTCCCAAATACCATGGGAAAGTTAGTGTGGCATGCAGTCAGTTGCAGCAGTCAAATCAGCACTAAACCAACGGAGATCCGTTGCATTTAGACCCCTGATAGACTTTTGCATCTACTCAACGTGTCCTGGGACCCGAGTAAGGTCATTTAAACGATCTAGGTCCATGAAATCTGCGTCCTCTAGAATTGGCCATAGAGACTTCCGTAAAGCATTGCCAAGAAGTGCGGACCATGCGGGTGGGGCTGTGACGATCCTGGATTTAAACCCAAGTTCGTTAACGGCCGTCACGCGACACTCCAGGAGAGTATTATCGTCACAGGCTTACTTAGCTCGGTCAATGGCTTCTTCTACCAGACATTACATGTCTTAGTCGAAGTCCTAAATGTCTTCTAGGTTAAACTAGTCTTCATTAAGACTAACCTAATCCCAGTCGACATTTTGCTGATTACCTCCTTAGAGGTGATCAGAAAAACCGTATTCGTAAGTCTGTGCCACTAATTCTCTCCAGCACATCCTTCTTTCTTTACATTAGTCCCAAAGTTCTTTCTTCTGACCTCCGTCCATTCTCGAATAGAGATTGCTTGCAGAATCGGAAAGAGATACGTTAGAACTAGTTTTCAATAATGGAGCTCGTTATTGCACGAAGGATCGTACCTTGGATTTGATGTTACGCATCAAATCGTCGGGTATCTCCTCGGGTATGGAACCTAGCATGACATGGTGGGTCTTTAATGAAAGATCTACGGCAGTCTAGCTTGGTTCCGGTAACGCCCTGCCTATTCTGGCAAGCTGTGCATTCACACGTGCTCCGGTTTTCAATTTGTTAACGACTAGGTCATTTA